TTCCGATCTTGATGCATGAAGAAAAGGATGATTCTGGAGAAGTAAAGCCTAAGACCATCGGAAAACTTCTGGATGAAAAGGTTTGCATCGAGGGTATGTTTACTATCGTTCTTCGCTGCATTGAAGAAAGCGGCAAACACTTATTTGTCACCCAGTCCAGCCAGGGAGCAGTAAGTAAATCCCCGATTGGAATGTTTGACAGTTTAACTATTGATAACGACCTTGCAGAAGTTGACAAGGTCATCAGAGATTATTATGAATTAGGAGGAACAGACAATGCAGAAGCCAAATAATTACGACACAACACAGGCAGCAGGAGAATTTGAACCGATTGCACTCGGCGGTCACAAGATGGTAATTAAGCAGGTATCAGAGAAAAAATCCCAGGGTGGACTTGATATGCTTGTTATCTTGTTTGATTTTGCAGATAGTGACGAACAGGCAGGGTACTTTATGAAACAGTTTGAAAATGATATCCGTCCAGACAAAAAATATCCGAATGCCGGTACAAACTACATGGTTATTGACGAGAGTGTAGATTATGGTGTCCGTAACCTTAAAACATTTATCACATGCGTAGAAAAGTCAAATCCGGGATTTGCCGTTAAGTGGGGTGATAACTTCGGGCAGCAGTTCAAAGGTAAGCTGATCGGCGGCATCTTCCGTCTGGAGAAAGACTGGTACGATAACAAAGAAGTAAAACGTCACAAACTTGCATGGTTCCGCAGTATTGAAGGAATCAAGGATGCAGATATCCCAGAAGAGCGCACCACAAAAGCCTATGATGATCATCTGAAAGAAGAAGCTATCATGGGAGTGAATCCGGCAGGTACGGACTTTATGAACATTCCAGATAGCGTAGCAGATGATGTCCTTCCGTTCAATTAATATAGAGGTGAGTTAATGGGATATACACATGGAATACCATGGAACGACGATCTTATCAAAGAAAATATCATGATAGTTGTTGAGAAATTGAATTTAGATCATTTTCCAACTCATTCCGAAATGATAGAAGTTTTTGGAAACAAAAGCCTTGCTTGCAAGATTGCAAAGCATAAAGGGACTGTATATTGGGCTGAAAAACTTGGACTGCCTCTTAAATATTCTGATACAACTTTTGGAAACAAATATGAAATAAAAGCAATTTCAGATATTTACGAGAATGTCGGATTGAATAGTGTTCAAACAAGCTCAAGGCATCCTTATGATTTGCTTACTGATAACAGTGTAAAAATAGACGTAAAAGTATCTAAGGAATTTACAAACAATTGTAATTCAAAGGCATTTACATTCAACCTCGAAAAGAAAAATCCGACTTGCGACATCTTCCTTTTATATTGTTTGAATGATGATGAAACATATCGGAAGGTATTAATAATTCCTTCCTGTTCAACCATCGGAAAAACGCAAATAGGAGTAGGAGAGAATAGTAAGTGGAATCGTTACGAAAATCGTTGGGAGATTATAAAACAGTATAGTGAATTCTTTGGAAAATACAAATACAAGAAGGATGTGATCTGATTGGTCATACAATGTGATACACGTGAACATAAAAACGAATGGGAGCGGATTCAAAAGCAGTTTGAAAACCTCGGAGTGCAATATTTCCGGTCAAAGTTATACTGTGGAGATTATCAGTCTTTAGACAATGCAAAACTCTGTATTGACCGCAAAAAGGATTTACAAGAGCTTGTAAATAATGTCTGCCAGCAGCATGAAAGATTCAAAGCAGAGCTGATTAGGGCACGTGAAGCAGGTATTCAGCTGATTATCCTATGCGAGCATGGACCAGATATTAAATCAGTTGGTGATGTATATTTCTGGGAGAATCCCCGAAAACATAAAGTTATCTGGAGAACTGTAAACGGCAAGAGAGTAAAGGCTGTGATATCGGACAAGGCTGTTGACGGCTGCCAGCTATATAAATCTCTTTGCACGATCAGAGATAAATACGGCGTCCGATTTGAATTCTGTACAAAAGAAGAAACCGGGCGGCGAATCGTGGAGCTGCTATCATGACAAAAGAAGAAATCAAACAGTCAGTGAAAATGTCAGAGATACTTTCCAGGTATGGACTAAAACCGAACAGAGCAGGATTTATATGTTGCCCTTTTCACAAGGAAAAGTCAGCGTCATGCAAGATTTACGATGATTCCTTTTATTGTTTCGGTTGTGGAACCGGCGGTGATGTGTTTGATTTCGTGATGCAATATGAATCCGTTCCTTTTAGCACTGCATTTATTGAGCTGGGCGGTACTTATGTATCAAAAAAAGGTAAAAGCCGCAACCAGATTAGACATGAAGTGCGAGATATCAAATCGAAAAAATGTAATCCCGCTCAGGATCCTAATGAGATTGAGCAGGTAGAAAAGAACATACTTATGTACGAAACAGCGCTAAAAACCTTCCATCCTGGTTCAGGAGAGTGGTATATGTGCCAGTTCAACCTTGAAAAAGAAAAAAGCAGATATGAAATATTGTTAGCTAAGGAAGGAGGTGAGAAGCATTCTTGAAAATATTGAAAATTTGCAAGCAAATGATTTTATGCAGAAGCAACTGTATGAAGAACTTTTTTCAATAAAAAGTAAAATCGACCGTTCGGAAGTTAAATTTAAGTTAATGGACAGAGCAAAGAGTGTAAGAGTAAAAAGCATAGCCGAGGAATTCATAAAAGAATTCCAGAAAGCAGAACAGGACAAGGAAAAAGAAGAAAAAGCAAATCGTTCTATGCAGTTAGTTGAAAATATCACAAACTTTTATGGGGATGATATTGGAAAAGAATATCCAAACATGGCTTGTGGCAGCTGGATAGCTACAGAAAACGGAATATTTTCTTCTGAAACATCCAAGGCGAGAGAACTTGTATGCCACCATCCAATCATGCCGATACGTCGACTGAAAAATATTGAAACAGGCGAAGAACAGATCACAGTGGCTTTTAAAAGAGATGGATGCTGGACAGAAATAACTGTTCCAAAAATCGACATTGTGACTTCCAGGGCGATAACTAATCTTGCAAGGTTCGGTGTGCAGGTCAACTCGGAGAATGCAAGGCTTCTTGTGAAGTATCTGGCGGACGTTGAAATGTACAATGCCGATATGATCGACATACAGCACTCTACGAGCAAGTTGGGGTGGCATGGCAATGTATTTGTACCTTACGACCTTTCAATCGTCTTTGACGGCGAATACCGCTTTAAAACACTATTCCAGAGTATACAGGAAAGTGGAGACTACTTCAAGTGGGTGACTCTGGCTAAACAGTTACGGTCGTGCGGACGATTAGAACCACGAATAGCACTGGCGGCATCTTTTGCAAGTGTGCTTGTACAACCGCTTGATGCATTGCCGTTCATCGTAGACTTCTATGGACAGACAGGCGGCGGCAAGACAGTAACGATCAACATAGCTGCATCTATCTGGGGAAACCCGTCGCCAGGATCCTACGTTGGGAATTTCCGGTCAACAGATACGTCATTGGAGACAAGAGCAGACATGCTTAATAACTTTCCGATGATCCTCGATGACTCTAAGAACGCTTCTCAATATATTCGGGACAACTACGAAACATTGATTTACAATCTCTGTTCCGGTAAAGGGAAAGGAAGATCAAATAAGGACCTCGGAGCAGCTAAGGAGAATACATGGAGTAATGTAACCATTTGCAACGGCGAGAATCCTATTTCAGAATTTGCAGATTCCGGTGGAGCAATCAACAGAATTGTTGAAATTGAGTGTTGCGAGGATATTTACGAGAATCCGGCAGAGATTAACAGCACTGTAATGAAAAATTATGGTTTTGCTGGAAGAGTATTTGTTGGAAATCTTAAAAAATTTACACCGGATGAGTTAAAAGAAATGAAGTCTGAGATTGAAAAGGGCTTTGATGGATATAATTTTCCGGCAAAACAGGTCATGGCTATATCCACGCTCCTACTGGCTGACAAATTAGCTACAGATTTCATATTTAAGGATGGACGTGAGCTGACAGTCGAGGATGTTGTGGACATACCTACACGCAAGAAAGACGTATCGGAAGGACAGAGATGCTATGAATTTATCATCGAAAGTCTTTCTGTGTACGGGCAGCACTTTGATGCGCAATTCAGTTGCGATCAGTGGGGATTTAAGGAAACACCAGATGAGTATGGAGATGTATATGTATATTTTTATCCGAAACCTCTTGAAAATCTCCTAAAGAACAACGGATTCTCCAGAAAAGCCTTTTCAGCATGGGCGATTAATCGAGAATTAATTAAGCATACGGGAAAAAGGGATACGGTAATAAAAAGAGATGGGGGAAGTGTAATGAGACTTGTTGCTGTAAAGATTATTGATATAAAAGATCTTGAAGACGAACAGGAAAATGAGCATGTTGAAGCTGATTTTATACCTGCCAATACTGGAACAAGTGTTCCGTTTTCATGATTTGTAACCATGTAACCATGTAACCCGCGGAAAAGCATGTGTATAGGGAATAAAAAAATATATAAAAAAAACATATATACATTGCAATCTCCTATAGGAAAACCTTGGTTACATTGGTTACACGGTTACACAACTCTGAAACCCGCATAAAATAAGGGTTTGCGGTGTAACCAAGGTGGTTGAAAAGTTGGTTACACATTGGTTACAAAAATAAAATGATTACACAAATTAAAAAATAGAATTAAATTGCATGAAAATTCAGATTGTTACAATTGGTTACTAAGGCATAAGGAGTGGTTACAAAAAATGGAAAAAGAGAAGCTTAATAAAAAACAGCGGTACGCATTGGACACAATGTTATCCGGCAGTAATGTTTTCCTTACAGGAGATGCAGGAACAGGCAAGACAACGGTTATCCAAACGTTCATTGATGAGGTGGAGAAAGCTGGCAAAAGTGTTCTGGTATCTGCCACTACTGGAATAGCTGCGGACAATATCGGATACGGAGCGACTACTGTACATCGAGCACTGAATATCTCAATTAAGTTTGAGGACTACAAGAAAAAGGTAAAATCCAGAGCCGAACTGTTGAAAGAAGCAGATGTTCTTATTATCGATGAGATCAGCATGTGCCGGTTCGATCTATTTAATATGATTGCGAAGACGGTCATCACAGAAAATGAAGAGAGAGCGGTTGACAGACTTTTGAGCGGAGAGGATAAAGAAGACGTTCAACTGATCGTAATTGGGGATTTTTACCAGCTTCCACCGGTTATTACGACAGATGATCGTAAAATCCTTTGCAGAATGTATGGATCTGATTATGGAAAGGGCGGAAAGTACGAACACGGATATGCTTTCATGTCTGAGTACTGGAAAGAAATGGGATTTGAATATATCAAACTTGATGAGGTATGCAGGCAGAATGATGAGGGATTTAAGTATGTGCTGAATGATATTAAATATGGTAACAATATTAGAAAATCCATTGCATATCTGGAGAACAACGAATCAAACAAAGTTATACCGGAAGCGCCGTTTCTAGTTGGAACAAACGCTGAAGCTGATCGGATTAACAATACCTTTCTCGGCAAGTTGGATAAAAAGACGGAAAAAGTGTTCCATGCAGCAGTTGACGGAGATCTAACACCTGCCGATATCAAGAATATTGCATTTGCCAGAGAAGACTTGACACTGAACATCGGTGCAAAAGTGATGATTACCGTCAATGATCTATCCGGTAATTACGTCAATGGAACAATTGGCATCATTCAGAAAATTGTGGACAATGGAGAATTTGAAGAATCCTATCTGGTTATCAAGACTGATAAGGGCAAAACAGTTAGCTTATACAGATACAGTAAAGACATTGAGAAACAGGTTATTGAGGAATCCGAACAAGAAAAGGATGGTTGGAAGATCGTGAAAGAGAAGATTGTCCGTAAGAAAGTAGGCTCTTTCTCTCAGTTCCCGGTAAAACTTGCATGGGCGATCAGTATTCATAAATCACAGGGACAGACATTTGAGAAAATCAACATTGATCCTTGCTGTTGGGATCCTGGACAGTTCTACGTGGCTGTTTCCCGGGCTAAATCAGCTAACGGCATACATTTTATCAGACCGATAAAACAAAGCTATATAAAGGCGTTTAGTAAGGATAATGAGCGACTTCTTGAACAGAGTTTTGAGGTAGAAGAAGGTGTATAAGTATGAGAGTGACGCATGAGCAGATACCGAATACCATAAAGTTTTTGCAGATTGACTTTCCGGCACTGGTCCTCCAGACTGCCGGAATTGAGGCAAAAGATGAATACTGGCAGCAGGTAGTTGAGCAGATACACGTTGTATCAGACAAATATAATAAAAACGGCTTTGTGGATCACATGCTTACAGCCTATGCGGATTATCTGGACAAGATGCATAAGAAAGCTAAAAATCTGAACAAGGAGAAAGCCAATGAACAAAATGAAGGAGTATGAGCGAGGCAGGGAGGACGGCCTTGATCTGGCACTCAGAATTGTTAGAGATGGTGGAGTAGAAGCACTCGAGAGGGAAATAAAATTCCGAGGGATTACAGGAGTACATACCTCTTTGGCCAGTAAGGACCTGGATAAAGCTGCGCAGAAGATCAAAGAAATGACACTTGATACATTTACAATCCTTGGAATTGCCGTTTTGCATGATGATTTTGGTTTTGGACAGAAACGCTGCCAGAAATTCATGGACGGCATGGACAGGGAAGCTGATTATCTGATGGATGATATGGCAACCTGGGAGGATTACAGAAGATCAATCAAAGAGGAACTGAATCTTGATTTGAGATTCCGTATTAACGATTAAGCGAGGTGTTATTGATGGGAAAATACAATACAGAACGCAAACACAAAGAGGGACAGGAGATGTATAAAGCGGTATATCACTTTATCCTGAAATATTACCGTAAGCACCACTATATGCCGTCCACAAGAAATATTGCGGATGGATTAGACATTTCAATGGCTACTGCCAGAAAACACTTTAATTTGCTCTTAGACAACGGATTGCTTGTTAGTGAGGATCCGACAGAGCAGAGGGCGTATAGATTGAGTTATTCAAAGGCGGGGGAATAAACAAAAGAAATGCGTAATTTAATTATAGATTGCTTCGCCGGCGGTGGAGGGGCATCTGTAGGAATCGAAATGGCGCTCGGAAGACCTGTTGATATAGCAATTAACCATGATCCAGATGCAATTCTGATGCACAAGACGAATCATCCCGGAACGCTGCATCTGACAGAAGATATTTTCAAAGTGGACTTGCAGAAATATGTCGGAAACCAGCACGTAGCGTTGATGTGGGCTTCGCCAGATTGTACGAGCCATTCAAAAGCAAAAGGCGGTCAGCCGAGAAAGCAGGGGCTTCGCATTCTTCCGTGGGCTGTATATAAGCACGCAAAGCTGATTCTTCCGGATGTAGTCATCATGGAAAATGTAGAGGAGATACAGCAGTGGGGGCCTCTGGATGAGTCAGGAAGGCCAATTAAGAACAGAGCAGGTGAAGACTATAACAAATTCATAGCAGCTATGAAATCTATTGGTTATGAATTTGATAGCCGGGAATTAGTAGCGGCAGATTATGGAGCACCAACGACACGAAAAAGGTGGTACGCAGTGTTTCGTAGGGATGGAAAGCAGATAGTATGGCCAAAGCCTACGCATAATCGCTTGGGAACAGACGGTCTGAAGTCATATGAGCAGTGCGGAGATTACATTGATTGGTCGGACTTAGGTAAAAGTATATTTGACCGTCCGAAACCACTGGCAGAAGCAACGCAGAAGCGCATTGCAAATGGAATCAAGAAATATATCGTTGATAATCCAGAGCCGTATATTGTACGGAATAAAGATGCACTGGCATTTATTATTCAGTATCATGGAGAAACCAGAAAAGGAGATTCCAGAGGGCAATTGCTAACTGAACCGATAAAAACCATTGATACCTCGAACAGATACGGACTTGTGACAGCTTTTATCACGAAATACTACAAGACCGGAATCGGTCAAGGATGTGACGAACCACTGCATACAATAACCACATCACCCGGGCACTTCGGAGTGATATCTGCGTTCTTGGTTAAGTATTACGGAACAGGATGCGGGCAGGTGCTTAATGAGCCACTTGGAACCATTACCACAAAAGATAGGTTCGGACTGGTAAACGTTCTGGTTGATATTCACGGAGAGAAATACATCATATCAGATATTTTTCTTAGAATGTTAAAACCAGAAGAATTAAAGGTGATGCAGGGGTTTCCGAAAGACTACATCATTGATCGGGACTATAAATGGAGAAATTACCCGATTGCAAAGCAGGTAGCAAGAATTGGGAATAGTGTTGTGCCGGTTATGGCAGAAGCACTTGTGAAAGCTAATTGTCCGTATCTGAAAGTCGGAGAGCGTAAAGCTGCGCCGATGATTTATTTGCAGAGTAACGGACAGGTGGCGTTTGGATAGGAGAAAAATGAAGTTCAAATATAGAAAGGAATAACGAATCCTCGGTAAACCGAGGTTGTATCAAGATTAGCATGGTGAATTGATACATAAAGTTTGGCGGAGTGGCTGTGCCTAAGTAAGCACTTAATAATGAATCCAAGCCGATTGCCAGACTATCCACGCACAGGATTTGTAGCGTGGTGTTATGAAAGTATGTTGGTTTTCGACAGGAATAAGCAGTTTTGTAGCGTGTTATCTGGCAAAGGATGTTGACGAGATTATATATACTCATGTATCGAATCAGCATCCTGATAGCCTTAGATTCTTACATGATTGTGAGAAGCTATTGGGAAGAAAAATAACGATTTTGCAATCAGATAGGTTTTCATCGGTAGAAGATGTTATGAATTTTACTCATACGATGAATACGCCTTACGGTTCGCCTTGTACTAGATATTTAAAAAAAGAAGTAAGGAAAAAATGGGAACGCGAGCATCCAGATCATCACACTTATGTATGGGGATTTGATGTAAATGAAAAGAGTAGAGCAGAGAATACCTGCAAGGCTTTAAGCGATTATGACCATGAGTTTCCACTTATTGATAATGGAATAACAAAAGAAGAAGCTCATGGGATCGCAAACAGGCTAGGACTTAAAAGACCTATCATGTACGATCTAGGCTATCCTAATAATAATTGCATCGGATGCGTAAAAGGCGGCATGGGATACTGGAATAAAATCAGAGTGAACTTTCCAGAAGTATTTGAGCGTAGAGCCAGGCAGGAACGAGAGGTTGGTCGTAGCTGCATAAACGGCGTATTCCTTGATGAATTAGAACCAGACAGAGGAAACATAAATACAGAAATCATGGAGGACTGCACAATAGCGTGTCAGTTGCTTACATGGGGAAAGTGAGGATGAAAATGAAGAAATTAAAACCTTGTCCGTTTTGCGGTGGAAAAGCAGAAATGCTGATTAATGAATATAACGATTCAAGAAAAGAATATCTTGTAGCTTGCACAGAATGCGATGGAATGGTGGAACGCTGGAGAGAAACAGAGGAAGAAGCCGTAGAACAGTGGAATCGAAGAGCAAGTGATAAGGAGGACACAAAATGTTAATCAGAAGTCAGGACAAACGTATATTAATCAATATGAACAACGTATCAAGCATAGAAGTGGGTGATAATGAATTAAGAATTTTCGCTGATGATGGTGAAACTATTTATGATCTTGGCAGTTATTCCACCAAAGCAAAAGCCATGAAAGTATTGGATATGATTCAGGAATCGTATACAAACGAAAAAGTTGCACAGATACTTTCTCATGGGCTTAGAACGACGCCTACCAAAGAGATAAACGAAGCAAGTAGAATTATTAAAAATGCAATACAGAGCAGCACAGTCTTTCAAATACCTGAAGATAGTGAGGTGGAAGCATTAGTATGAGCCATATCAAAGACAGATTATCGGATTATCATGATTGGGCACAAAATATTGCAAATAAATACTGGATGATTACTGGTTTAGATCTTTTGGACGTGATTGAACAACTTCAAGATGATCCGGAACAGGACGAGAAAGAAAATGGTTGGATTCCGGTAAAATATCATCAGATATCAGAAAAAGAACGTGCAGAAGAATCTATTTCAAAAAATATACAGTATATGCTTGACTGCAAAATGCCAGATGACGGACAAGAAATATTTGTTACTAACGGAGAAACAACATGGCAAGATACAAGCTTTATTGATTGTGACGGATATTATCTTGATAGCAATTATGATTGGATTGATGTTACGGCATGGCAACCACTTCCAGAACCATATAAGGAGGACTAAGAAATGCGGTTAATCGACGCAGATAAACTAAAAAAAGACATACTGCTTCAAAATATCTTAGGAGAACCAATACAGAAGATTATAGACAGATATATACATATTGTGGACAATCAGCCGACAGCTTTTGATGTGGACAAGGTTATGGAGCAGTTGAAAGATTTAAAAGCAATGTACTGGGTTTCAATTGCAAATACGGGAGATGAAAAGTTGGATGTTGCTTACGAAAAGGTAGGAAATGCATTAGATAAAGCAATCGAGCTTGTGAAGGAAGGCATAGTTGAATGAGAGAAATTCTTTTTAAGGCAAAGCGGATTGATAACGGCGAATGGGTTGAGGGATATGTAGTTCACAAACGTGGATTATATTTTATTTATGATATTGTAAATTCAGAATCATGCAGACAGAACAATTATGAAATTGATCCAGAAACCCTCTGCCAGTTCACGGGACTTTGCGACAAGAACGGGAAGAGAATCTGGGAGAATGACATCGTTAATCATAACGGAGAATATGCACCGGTAAAATTTGGAATGTATTGTTCGAGCTTTGATTACGGAAACTATAATTTTGGATTTTATGTTGATTTTCCAGAAGAGACATTTTACCGAAAAGAACTTGGATATTGGTGCAGAAAGGTTGAATCTGCCGGGAACATTTTTGACAATAAAGAATTATTACAGGAGGAATCAGATGAGTAAATCAGTATTAGTGATTGATGCGCCAGAAAAATGTGATTCGTGCATGTATATTGGTACACTCCATTCTTTTTGTAAAATAAATTGTAGAGATATTAAGGACACAAGTACTAAACCCGGTTGGTGTCCGCTAAAGCCATTGCCAGATAGAAAAGAGTATATCGTCCCAATTAACAATGCAGAATTACTAGAAGATTTTATGGCTGTTGGTTGGAATGCTTGCTTGAGAAAAATTACAGGAGAGGTGAAGTAGATGGAGAGATTAACACTTGAAGAAGCTATTAAACACGCAAAAGAAGTAGCAAAAACAAATCGTGCCGAAGCAACATATAATTTTCCTAATTTGAAAGAGTATTACGACAATTGTTTAGAATGCGCTAATCAGCACGATCAACTTACGGAGTGGCTTGAAGAATTAAAATCTTTTAAAGAAGCAGAAGAACAGGGCTTGCTTGTGAGGTTGCCAGCTAATAATAAAGAAATATATATTATCTCTTCCAGATGGACAGTCTGCTCAGAATGCGGTTCAAGATTTGATGAATACAGTTGTAGTGGCTGTGAATACGCATGTGATAGTAAAAAAGAGTATTATGTGTATCCAACTTATCTTTCGTCTATAACTGTAAGAACTTATGTTGACCGATTTGGAAAAACAATATTTCTTACCCGTGAAGAAGCTAAGAAGAAGTTAGAGGAGATGAAAGCTAATGATTAAAGTACTGAATACCATTAATACTAGACTGATTCCTATATCGGTTTTACAGGATGTAAAAAGTAGAATCTCTGATTGGCTTGCATCCGGCGGGAAAGAAACCGATCCTTACATTCAGCGGCAAATTGATTATCTGAAAGCTGTTGAAAAAGCAGCATTGGATGAGAAAAATATCGTATAAGTGGAATTGGAGGAGATAAAGAATGCATAGACATTTATGGATTGAGTACCATCATCACAGAAGAGGATGGGTGTACAGATGCAAAATTTGTGGAAAATTATGTGGATGGAAGGAGAAAAATGGATATTAAAGAAGCAAAAAACATATTATCCGATATAAGAGACCAGCATTTATGTTTCTTGGGAGATTCGGAAATCAAAGATGAATGGCAGGAGAAATATCTTAAAGAAGCATGGGCGTGTGATTCTGGTATAAAGGCTCTTGCCGGATTAATTACAGGCATAAAGATTGACAAAGGAATTATCGCAGATAGCATTCAGCACTATGGCAAAAACAATCAAAGCACAGTCTGCATGGAAGAATGCGCCGAACTTATCCAGGCAATCAGTAAGGCAAAACGTGGAAAAATCGACCGTGATAACATGATAGAAGAAATTGCAGATGTATTGATCTGCATCGAAATGTTAAAGCAAATGTACATGATATCCGATGAGAAAATTAATAAGTGGATTGAGAGAAAACAGGCGAGAGAAGCAGAAAAGATGGAAAAGAATGATTGATAGTTTAATAGCATTCACATTTGGAATAATATTCGGAGTATTTGGCACTATTTTCTTGGCAGCACATTTTGGTGGCAAGCGTAAATAGTAATAAAAGGAGTGATGATATGTTCAATCTAAAAGTAACAGGGATAATTATTAATTTTTTAATTGCACTCTATGCAATGGTAAAAGCTCATAAGGCGGCTGTTAAGAATAATATATCATTCACGGTATTTTATTCTGCAATGTATGTCGTGTACTTAATTGGAATGTGGAACTGTACATAAAAAGGCGGTGATGATATGCGTACAAGGCAAAAGTCACTTGTTGATTTTGGCGTATACCCAGAAGACATTAACCGTTTAAAGGATATATGCCAAAAAGCTACACCAGAGCAGAGACATGATATTTTGCACTGCTGCATAAGTTCTTGCCCTCCAGGGATTGAACTTCTGGTGTACGAATCTATTGTAACAAACAAATCATATGACCGTATCATGAAGACAAAGTACATACCGGCAAAGCGAGACGATTTCTACGCATACAAGCGCAAGGCAATGGCTATGTTTTATGATACTTTAAGAAAACTAAGAGAAATATAATACTACAATTAATATTAAAATGTGGGGACAAATTTTTCTGCCATGTATGGTAATATAGTATATATCTATGACTATATGCCATATGTGGCAGTTTTTGGTGAGGTGATAATGTGGCAAATTTAAAAGCAGTGTCTAGAAAACTTCAAAAAGCTATATTATCTACTGGATTAATCATAAAAATTGGAACATCACAATTTTATAGCCATGAGCAAGAACGATTGATAACAGTAACAATTATATCAACGCCTACACTTCATCTCACAAAAAGAGGCGAATGGAAAGATTGTGATTATGAAATACTGCGAACTGCATCCCAGTATGATGTAGTCATGTGCCTAAAAGAAATATGGGAGGCGGTCAGAAAATGAGGATAGACAGAGGTGATTAGATGGACTTGACGCCTAAACAGAAAGCGTTTGCAGATGAATATATAAAAAATGGCGGAAATGCATCTGATGCCGCGAGAAAAGCTGGGTATGCCGAGAGAAGTGTTAGAGTAACAGGAACTCAGAACCTAACAAATCCTAACATTTCAGCGTATATAGCCGAAAAACAGTCTCTCATTGAAAAGCAAAAAGGTACTGACATTATGTCACTGGCAGAGATTCAGCAACGCCGCTCCATGATCGCAAGGGGTGAGCTGACTGATTCATTCGGATTCGCCCCGGACTTCTCCGATCAGCTGAAATCCATGAGTGATCTGGAAAAAACACTCGCCATAAAAGAAGCCAGAGAAGAACAGAAGAAAGCAGAAGAAAAAGCCAGATTACAAGGCGAATACCATATTGATCTAAATATTGTCCCGGACGTATTCCATAAAATGATTAGGGATATCCGAGCAAAGAAACATAGTGAATACATTCTTCCTGGTGGGCGAGGCTCCATGAAGTCCTCAACTATATCTCTGATCATACCGGAACTGTTGAAGAACAATCCGAACATGCATGCTCTGATTCTGCGAAAAGTCGGAAACACTATCAAAGATTCTGTTTATGCTCAAATGAAATGGGCTATTGATAAATTAGATTTAAATGAGGAATTTACGTGCAAGGTATCTCCTATGGAGATTACGTATAAGCCCACTGGACAGAAGATTTACTTTCGTGGCGCTGACGATCCATTAAAAATTAAGTCTATCAAGCCAGAGTTTGGATATATAGGCATTGTCTGGTTTGAGGAACTTGACCAGTTTGCCGGACCAGAAGAAATCCGTAATATTCAGCAGTCTGCTATCCGTGGCGGTAACGAAGCATATAAATTCAAGTCATTTAACCCACCTAGGAGTAAGAATAACTGGGCAAATGAGTACACAGCAGAGGCAGAAGAAAAAGATGATAGTGCACTGGTTGTGCATAGCACATATCTTGATCTTGGCATTGAACAGGAATGGCTCGGAGATATATTCCTTGCAGATGCTGAACATCTAAAAGAAGTAAATCCAGATGCTTACGAAAATGAGTATTTAGGTCATGCTAACGGAAATGGCGGAAATATATTTGAATACATCGAAGAAAGAACTATCACAGACGAAGAAATTAGTCATTTTGACAGAATCTATCAAGGCAATGACTGGGGATGGTTTCCGGACCCGTATGGATTTATCCGACTATATTATGATTCTGCCAGAGAAACAATATACTTTATTGACGAAATATATGAAAACAAGAAATCAAACGAATGGACTGCAAAAGAAATTAAACGGCGTGGCTATGATGATTATACGATCACAAGTGATAGTGCAGAACCTAAGTCAGTAAATGATTACAGAGATTTCGGATTACCTGCTAGACCAGCAATCAAAGGACCGGGAAGCATTGAATACTCTATGAAGTGGCTACAAAGAAGAAAGCTTGTGTTTGACCCTGCCAGAACTCCGAATGCAAGAAAAGAGTTTAAGAAGTATGAATACGAGCGAGACAAAGACGGAAATATCATAAGTGGCTATCCGGATAAGGACAATCATCTAATTGACGCAACCAGATATGCCACAGAGTCAATGTGGACCAGAAGGGGGAACAGTGCATAATGGTACTAACAGAATATTGTAGAAAAAAACTTGGTGATTTTTTAAAAGATAAAGTAAATATAAAAGAGGGATATACTTACGAGAAACAGGCAGTAATTGAAGATTCAATCAGAATGCTGATAAAAGCTGGAATATACCCACTTGATGAACTTCGAAAAGATATCTTAAGAGAGTGTTCGGTGCTTCTTCCCCGGGAATGGATGTTCGACGTAGCAAACAGTTAGCAGGTGACTAAATGGGACTTATAACAACACTAAAAAGGTGGTTTAACATGATATTCAAAAAACAAGCCGAAGAGGATTTTAACATCCAAGCAGCAGAATTCCCGGAGATGGAATCACTGATTAACCGGTGTGCAAACATCTACAGGGGAGCGCCGGAATGGTTAGACGATAAAAATAATATCAAGACGATCAATTTTGCGAAATCTGTCTGCTCAGAGACAGCCCGGCTCGCAACACTGGCGATCGGCATTCAGATAGACGGTTCCGCAAGGGCTACGTGGCTACAGGAACAGATTGATAAGGTATATTTCCAAATACGGCACTGGGTGGAATATGGCTGTGCTTACGGAACAGTATTTATCAAACCAAACGGTGAGAGCCTTGACGTATTTACTCCGGCAGATGTGATGATCGTAGATTACGACAATCAGGAAATAAAGGGGATTATATTCAAGGATTCTTATACTGTTGGACGGAAATACTACACAAGGCTTGAATATCATAGATTTGTTAAAACCACCGTGGATGGCGTGACAACCTATCCGTACTACGTTTCCAACAGGGCTTATGTATCAAAATCCCCTCAGTCAATCGGCGACAGAATCGACCTTAAACAGACCAAATGGGCTGACCTCATGGCAGATACGCCACCGATTCTAAAAGCGAATGGCGAGAAGCTGGACGGGCCGCTATATGGAGTACTGCGTACACCACAGGCGAACAATGTAGATATTAGTGCACCACTTGGACTTCCAATTTTTGCTGAGGCTATCGAAGAACTGAAAGACCTCGACATTGCATACAGCCGTAATGCCGGAGAGATTTTTGATTCTCAGAAGATTGTTCTGGCAGATGATAGACTACTGATGCCAAGCGGTACACCTGTATCAGCCATGTCACCACAGGGCATGGAGAACAGACGGAATGAAATGAACTTACCGCACTTTGTCAAGAATGTGTTCGGGCAGGACGAGAAAGAGTTTTACCAAGAAATCAATCCGCAACTCAACACTGATACCCGTATAAGTGGCATAAACGCCCTTTTAAGCCAGTTGGGATACAAGATTGGATTCTCCAATGGCTACTTTGTTTTTAATGAATCTAGTGGCATTCAGACGGCTACGGGAGTGGAAGCGGAACAGCAGAGGACAGTGCAGTTTATCAAAGACGTTCGAGACAAACTGGAATCCTGCCTGGATGAAGTAATCTACGCACTGAACGTTTACGCTGACTTGTACGGAATTGCGCCTGTTGGAGCTTATGAAGTCAATTATGATTTCGGTGATATCCTGTATGTGCGTGAAAACGACCGTGCACGATGGTGGCAGTATGTGACCACTGGCAAAGTTCCGGCATGGCTGTATTTCGTGAAATTTGAGGGAATGACGAAAGACGAGGCGGTGGCAATGGTCAAAGAAGCTCAGCCAGACGAACCAACATTATTTGGAGATGAGTAGTTATGCTAAGCCCAGAATATTTACGACAGATAACAGAGGGCAGTGAACAAATTGCAGAAGAATTGCACCAGTATATCATCTCTGAGATCGTGTCAAGGATGATGGCAAGAATCGGCAGAGGTGAGGACTATATCCTGACCAATGCCGATGCGTGGAGAATCAGAACGTTACAGGAATCCGGTGAATTGCTAGAGGACATTCTAGCGGAACTATCCAAATACACCAAACGTGAACAGCAGGAACTTCTTGAAGCGTTTGAAGATGCCGGAATCACTGCGATGAACTACGATGATAAGATATACAAGGCGGCAGGATTAAGTCCTGTGCCGCTCGAACAGTCGCCGGCCATGATAAGGCTCATGGAGCGGAATATGCTTGCAACCATGGGCGAGTGGAAGAACTTCACAAGAACCGCCGCAAGCGCTGCTCAAAGACTCTATATCGAGCAGTGCGACCTTGCATATAATCATGTGATGACTGGGTCAGTTGGGTATATGCAAGCCATTAAAGAGGCAGTTAATAACATTATATCAGATGGTGTCACCGTCACATATCCATCCGGCAGAAAAGACACGATCGAAACAGCAGTTGCACGTTCTGTCAGAACTGGTGTGGCACAGGCTACGGGGGATATATCCCTAAAACGTATGGAAGAAATGGACTGGGATTTAGTTCTGGTCAGTGCGCACATGGGAGCCAGAACAGGTGATGGCGGTGAGAATCCGGGAAATCACTCATGGTGGCAAGGTAAGATATACTCTCGTTCTGGCAAGAGTAAGAAATTTCCGCCATTCTCATTGACCGGATATGGGACAGCAAGTGGACTATCAGGAGTCAACTGTCGGCATAGTTTTGGAGCCAGTGACGGGGAATTTAATCCCTACGCAGAATTATCGACAAAGGATAAAGCCGACAAAGGCAAACAGTATGAAAAAGAACAACGGCAACGTACTTACGAGCGAAGAATCCGCAAGACGAAGCGTGAAGTTCTCGGACTGCAAGCAGGAGTTGACAATGCACCGAACGAAAAGGCGAAATTCGCATTGCAACAAGACCTTGACCGGAAGTCTTATCTTTTACAGAAACAAAATGCTGCATATAAGGATTACTGTAAGCAGAACGACCTGAGGGAGCTGCAAGACCGGCTCATGATAGCGAAGTGGAACCGTCAGAACGCCGCAAAAGCCAGAGGAGCGGCGAAACGGTATAAAACAGCAAAGGGGATTGACTGATGAACAGATGGGAATATTACAATCCGAACCCTGCCGGGAATCGAGTCGGAGATTGCGTTGTCCGGGCAATATGCAAAGCAACCGGCTTTGATTGAGAAACGGTATTCGCCGGATTAATGGTACAGGCGTGTGCTCTGTCAGATATGCCAAGCGCCAATTATGTATGGGGATCATATTTAGCGAAGCATGGATTCCACAGAAAGCTTGTGGAGCAGTCAGAGAGGTATATTTATACAGTAAATGACTTCTGCACAGATCATCCGACTGGTACATACATCCTCTGCATAGATGGACATGTGGTAGCAGTACAGAACGGCAAATATTATGATACATGGGATAGTGGTAATGAGATCCCGGTATATTACTTGGAAAAGGAGAATAAATGAGCATATCAGAATTTGTACAGATTTTCCTCTCTATCTGCGGAGGAGTGTCTATTGTCGGGGGAGCGGCAGCCGTAATTTTTAAGTGGATTGCCCCGGCGTTTCGGCTCAATAAGCGAGTAGAGACACTGGAAGAACATGATAGGCGAGATTATGAAAGCCTTCGGAGAATCGCAGAGCGTGATTCATTAATTCTGGAAGTATTATCAACCATGTTGGACAGTCAGATCAACGGCGACAATGCAGAGGAATTAAAAAAAACAAAACAGAAGCTTACAAATTATCTTGCACAGAATCAGCGTTAATTGCATTAATAAGAGGTATGCTCATGAAATTATATGTGTTCACAAAGAAAGATATAGACAGGTTCTTGATAGAGTGTAATTTCACGCCGGACGAAGAAAGACTGTTCCGGTTGAGATGTAAGGAATACACTCTTGAATACTGCGCTGAACAAATGAATGTGAGTATATCTACAGCGAAACGATTAAGCCGCCGAGTAAATAATAAAATAATCAAAGTGTGTTGATACTTTTTAGACACTAATTAGAGCCAGAAACGACCTGTTTCCGGTTCTTTTTTTGTGCAAAAATATAATCAGAAAGGCGGTGTATAAGATGGCATTATATAACAATCCTTATCAATATAGTTTTGGCGTTCCGGGACAGATGAATCAGTTCCAGCAACAGCCTGTCCAGATGCCAGCTCAACCAGTACAACAACCCCAGCAGAATAACAATGGTATCCTGTGGGTATCTGGCGAAGTTGGCGCAAAATCCTATCTGGTAGCGCCCGGGACAAGTGTTTTGCTGATGGATTCAGAATCAGAGAAATTTTACATAAAATCCACAGATGTTTCCGGTATGCCACAGCCATTACGGACGTTTGAGTATCATGAAGTAGGCGCTCAGATGCCGCCTAAACAGCCTGTCCAAAACATGGACAATAAATACGTCACCAGACAGGAATACGACGATTTAAAAGCCAAATGCGAAGCTATAGCAAGTCGTTTAAATTCTTTTTCTGAACCTGTTAGGGCTAATACCACACAGGAATCAGCAGTCAAGGGAGGAAACGCAGATGAGTAATCCATTATTCAATGTCCTCGGCGGTGGAATACCGCAGGGAAACGGACCAATGCAGATGATACAGCAGTTTATGCAGTTTAAGCAGAATTTTAAGGGAGACCCGAAGGAAGAAGTTCAGAAGATGTTACAGTCTGGAAAGATTTCTCAGCAACAGCTTAATCAGGTTCAGCAGATGGCAGGACAGTTTCAGCACATACTAAAAGGAATGAAATAGTACATTACAATCTGGCCAGATTGATGTAAATACACAATAAAGGAGATTATATTATGGATGGAAATTATAGCTTATCAGACATTGCAGCTGCTACTGGAAATGGCAGAAATAATGACGGCATGTTTGGTGGAGATGGTAGCTGGTGGATTATTGTTTTATTCATTTTTGCTTTCTTCGGATGGGGAAACAACGGATGGGGCAATAACGGCAACGGCGGCGGATATACAGCCACAGCAGCTACTCAGGCAGACATTCAGAGAGGATTCGATAACTCCGCAGTAATCAGCAAGCTTGACGGAATCAATAGCGGCCTGTGTGATGGATTCTACGCCATGAACAACGGTATGCTTACCGGATTCAATGGAATCAACACAAATATTATGCAGACTGGTTTCGGCATTCAGCAGGCTATTAATGCCGACACTGTAGCGAATATGCAGAATACAAATGCTTTACAGGCACAGCTTGCAAACTGTTGCTGTGAAACCAGAGAAGCTATCCAGGGCGTGAACTACAACATGGCACAGAACACCTGTGCATTGCAGAACACCATGAACAGCAACACAAGAGACATTATTGACAGTCAGAATGCAGGAACAAGAGCAATTCTTGATTATCTTTGCAACGAAAAGATTTCTAACTTGCAGGCTGAGAACAATGATCTCAGACGTGCCGCTTCTCAGGATCGCCAGAGCGCATTGCTCACAACTGCAATGGCTTCACAGACACAGCAGCTCATTAATGCGATTAATCCGGCACCGATTCCGGCTTACCAGGTACCGAACCCGAACACATATTACGGATGCGGATGTAACACCGGATGTAATTGCTGATAACTTCATATCGAGAGTATCTTTCGATTGATTCGAATGTCGGCTTATGCCGTATTACACAGAGGGGCAGGCTGAGACCTGTCCTTTTGTGATATGAAAGGAGTAAAAATTATGGCAGAATTTACAAGTGTAGCTGCTCAGACTGTAGCAGCAAATGGAAACGTAGTATTTTCAAACACAGCAGTTAAAGGCTCTAATTGCATTCAACACAGAGAGGGAAGTGGAATCATCACTCTGAGAGGACTGACTAATCAGTGCAAAGCGAGATTTTTCGTGAATTTTTCTGGCAATATCGCAATTCCAACAGGCGGTACTGTCGGAGCTATTTCTCTGGCTATTGCAATCTCTGGTGAACCTGTATTATCTTCACAGATGATCTCCACACCGGCAGCAGTGGATCAGTACAACAATGTGTCCTCTGGTATTTATATTGATGTGCCTCGCGGATGCTGTGACAATATCGCAGTAGAGAACACAAGCGATCAGGCCGTTTCTGTTGCTAATGCAAATATTGTCGTGACTAGAGAAGCGTAGGAGGTGCAGTTATGAGAGATATTAAAGACTTATGCGCAAGAATTGAAGACGAACTATCCAAAATTGCTGACAGTGGATTGACTACCGGAAATTTGGAAATGACATACAAACTGATTGATATGTATAAAGATATCAAAAACACTCAGTACTGGGATAAGAAAGTAGAGTACTACAATACTGTCCTTGATGAGATGCGTAGCGGATACAATGACGATTACAGCGAACGCGGAAGAAAGCGCGGCAGCATGGGGAGATACAGCCGCAGTGATGGAAGAATGATGTACCCAGATTATGATCGCGGCAGCTCTTACGGTAATGAAAGTCACGACTACGGAATCGGAAGAGGGAATTACAGCCGTTCTGATGGACGAGATACTTACAGTGAATATATGACACAGAAGCAGAGCTATCGTTCCGGCAAGTCTGAAGACTGTAAAAGAAAGATGCTTGCCGCTCTGGGAGAACACCTGGATGAGCTTACCACGGAATTGAGCGATATGTCTAAGGACGCAGAGTGTCGGGAGGAACGTGATCTTGTTAAAAGATACGTTGAAAAACTGAGAAGTATGCTTTGATTCTTGCAAATGTGGGGACAACTTTTTTTAAAGAATGTGATACTATAATCTTGCAAGGCGCAGTGAACCTTGTAGGGCTTGCTGATTAGAAGTTTTTTGCTTTCTTTTTCGTTTCATGTCCTCCTTTCTTTGTGAATATGTCCTTAATAGAAACAGATTTGAGCGGAATCTGGAGGTTGAAAAGCGGATGCAATTTCCGACATATTCATTAGTCAGCTTGACTGACTGGTAATACCTCCTTATAATGAATCAACATTTCCGTGAAAGTCGGATAGTGGCAGGCATAACACGATAAATACCTTGCTAACCCGGGAATCCGGGTTGTGTGGAACCTATCGGCTATAGAACGAATATCTATAGATACAAGTTTTCCAGTTCGACTCTGGAGTTCCACTTTGATTTGGTTAAAATTATGCTGTTTGCTTGCAGGCGGTCTATGATTTGGCTGAATTTATCTCATGAGAAAAGGTTATTGCTTATCCTGCTATCTGGTGTTCGGACCGAAAAGCATAATGGAATGTAGCTCAGCTGGAAGAGCGGAGGGCGCATAGTCCTTGACGTCGGTGGTTCGAGTCCACCCTTTCCGATTACCCTGCCAGTGGTCTAACTGGCTTAATCCAATACCTGCGGCGGCAGGTCAATAAACACGACCAGGAGGATATATATGCAGAAACTTATTGACACATTAAAATCATTTGGAATCGAAATCCCGGAGGACAAACAGGCAGATGTTAAGAAGGCACTCTCTGAGCATTACAAAAATGCAAAGGAAGTAGCAAAAACTCTGTCGAAAGTCGAGGGTGAACGTGATAGCTGGAAAGTACGTGCTGAGACAGCAGAAGAAACTTTGAAAGGCTTTGACGGTATCGACCCGGCAAACATTCAGACAGAGCTTGCTGGATGGAAGAAAAAAGCCGAGGATGCAGAGAAAGAATTTAATGCAAAAATCTACGACCGTGATTTCTCAGATGCTCTGAAAGCAGCGCTCGATGATGTTAAATTTTCCAGTGAAGCGGCTAAGAGGTCTGTTATGGCAGACATTAAAGAAGCAGGTCTTAAGCTGAAAGACGGTAAAATCCTTGGGCTGAACGATCTGATCGAGCAGATGAAACAGTCTGACGCATCCGCTTTCGTGGATGAATCTCAGCAGCAGGCTCAGCAGAATCAGGCAAGATTTACTACTCACGTTGGACAGCAGCAGACACCGGGAAGCATGACGAAGAAAGATATTGAAGCAATCAAAGACCCGTCCGAGAGACAGGCTGCAATTGCTCAGAATATCCAGTTATTCCAGTGATTTTTTTACACCGACTATACGCCAGAGTATAGTCGCTAACCCAATACCTTAATAATTATGGGTAGAAAGGATTTTTTTTATGCCAGCAAAAACAAATCTTATTATGACTAATGATATCCAGGTCACAGCACGTGAGATTGACTTTGTAACCAGATTCGAAAGAAACTGGCAGCACTTACGTGACATTCTGGGTATCATGAGACCTATCAAAAAACAGCCGGGTGCTGTACTGAAATCTAAGTACGCAGAGGGTACTTTACAGAGTGGACTTGTCGGTGAGGGTGAGGAAATTCCTTACAGCAAGTTCACTGTAAAAGAAAAGAACTATGCGGAAATGACTATCGAGAAGTACGCAAAGGCTGTATCTATCGAAGCAATCAAGGATCATGGTTATGAGAACGCTGTTCAGATGACCGATGATGAATTCCTTTTCCAGCTTCAGACTGATGTTACCAGCAGATTCTATGACTATCTGAAAACCGGTACACTTACTTCCACAGAAACCACATTCCAGATGGCTCTGGCAATGGCCAAAGGTCGTGTTGAGAACAAATTCAAACAAATACACAGAAATGTGACTGGCGTTGTTGGATTTGTGAACATTCTGGACGTATATGAATACCTTGGAGCAGCTGAAATCACCATTCAAAACCAGTTCGGCTTCCAGTATATGAAAGACTTCATGGGATTCAATACTATCTTCCTGCTATCTGACAGTGAGATTCCAAGAGGACAGGTTATCGCTACCCCTGTCGAGAACATCGTGCTGTACTATGTAGATCCGAATGAATCTGACTTTGCAAGAGCAGGACTTGTATATACTGTTTCTGGCGAGACAAACCTGATTGGATTCCACACTCAGGGCAACTACCACACAGCAGTGTCCGAAGCGTTCGCAGTAATGGGACTTACTCTTTTTGCAGAGTACATTGACGCAATCGCAGTAATTACCATTGACGAGACACCAACGCTTGGAACTCTGACAGTAACATCTGCGGCAGGGACAGCAAGTGGCGACACAAAAATCACTGTAAATCCAGCTAAAGAAAATGCCAACAACGTATATAAATACAAAGTTGCAGCGGATGCAGTAACTGTCGGATACGGACAGAATCTCAGAAACTGGAGCACTTGGGATGGAAAAGCCGATATCACAGCGGCAACCGGACAGAAGATCACAGTGGTTGAGTGCGATGGAACATACAAGGCGCTGAATGCCGGAAGTGCAAGCGTAACAGCAAAATGATGAATCTGGGAGGTAACTGGCATGGCTTATGCAGATTATAAATTCTATACAGAATCATTCGGCAATGTCGTGCCAGAAATCGACTTTCCGCGGCTGGCAGAAAGAGCCAGTGATTTTGTGGACACAATGACGTTTGACAGGTTGGTGGACGGACTGCCGAAAAATGAACGCTCGCAGAAGCGTATCAAAAAGGCGGTCTGTTCACTGGCTGAATTAATGTATCAGATTGAACTTTCTGAGAAGAATGCTACCAATGCTGCTGTGAGCGGTACGTCAACCGCAATCGGGTCTGGTGGTAGCACGACAGGCATTGTAACATCTGTAAGTTCTGGCAGTGAATCCATTTCTTACGCCACTCCTCAGCAGAAAGCATCGGGCGCAAAGGAATGGAGCGCAGTGTATGCCGCCGCCGGAGATGTACAGAAAACGAACGACTTGCTTCTTAAGACAGCGTTGCCACTTTTGATGGGAGTAAGGACGGATGATGGAATACCAGTATTGTATGCAGGAGTGTAATTGAGATGAATAAAGTAATGTGTTTTTTTGACTGGCGGGCATAAATTCAAAAGTCCTGCTGAATCAAAATGTAATGACAAAGAAAAGACTTGTACCATTACGGAAACTTGCTGTAAATGCGGGAAACAGTTTTTATTTACAGGTACATACAAACAGTTTAGTATTCCAGATGTGAGGTGAAAATAATGAAGAAGTTATTTATTTCTCAGCCCATGAGGGGCAAGACAGATGAGGAAATTCTTGCGGTAAGAGAAAAGGCAATTAAAAGCGCAGAGAAGCAGGTTGGTGAACCTGTAGAAGTAATTGATTCTTTCTTCCAGTCAGCACCAGTTGACGCAAAGCCACTCTGGTATCTGGGTGAATCCCTCAAACTTCTGGCAGAAGCTGATGTGGCGTTTTTCGCTAAAGGATGGGACGAAGCCAGAGGATGCAAGATTGAGAATACTTGCGCTATCGAGTATGGCATTGAGACCATTATTGAAGATTATACGGAGGGTTAAAGATGGAAGCATTATTTACAAATGTAACTCTGATTCTGGCAGTAATCAGCGTTCTGGCGTTTTGCGTATCTGTGATTACACAGGTGATTAAAAATGTCGGGTTCCTGTCGAAAATTCCGACAGATGCACTGGTACTTGTACTGTCCATTGGAATTACTGTAGCCGCTTTTGTGGCGTATATGCAGTATATCCACATGACAATCTTGTGGTATATGATTTTAGCTGCTATCATGGCTGGGTTTATTGTGGCGTTTATTTCCATGTTTGGATGGGAGAAGATTACGGAATTATGGAAGCGAACGTCCAAGGTTGATGTGGATAAGCTGAAAAATAAATGATTAAGGAGAGGGTATCATGTATTCATCTAAAATTACACTTTTCAACTATTACGAAAGTGCCACAACTGGAGATGCGTACTGGTATCCTCATGTTTTATCCGGCGTTGACCTCATTACGGACAAGGGAGCAATACTCAAGAAGTACGGACCGGACGCAACAGACAATGCGCAGTTGCACGTCCGATATACCGTCCAGAACGGCGATATAACCATTGCTGATAAGGATGGAAAGATTCTCCCGTGGATACCGCCCAAAGAATGGAAAGGGCAGATTAACAACGCTTTGGAAGACACTATCACATTCTCGGACGAATCATTCTTCTGGGAGGGTGAGTGGACTGGCAGAACGGTAACTGATGGTGATTATCGGAATGGATTCTATCAGTACATGAACGAGAACAAGGATAATGTGTTCAAGATTACCAGTGTAGGCGGTCCATATACACTAATTCCACATTTTGAGATTTTAGGTAAGTGATATGAGTAAAATTCATCATTTTAAAGGATTCTCCGTAGTCGATGGAGATATGAAAATCAAGCTGAATATGGACAGGTTCTCCAGACAGTATCAAGAAGCTCAGTACCTCCTTGACGGAATGGTTATGGACAGTATGGTTTCATTTATGCCGATGATTACAGGGGACTTCATTAACCGAACAAGAATTGAGAGCACATCCTTGCAAGGAACTGGGAAAGTATGTGCTGCGGCAGCTCCTTATGGGCGTTTTCTGTATGAGGGAAAAGGAATGGTTGACGAAGTAACCGGAAGTCCCTACGCAAGACGTGGAGCAAAGAAAGTTCTCGTTAGTCAGTTTTCTGGTCGGACAGCCGCAAAAGAAAATCTTGAATACACCAAACAGGCTCACCCACAGGCACAGGCAAAGTGGTTCGATGCTGCTAAACGACAATACGGTGACACATGGATTCGCAAAGTAAAAGCACAGGCAGGAGGTGGCAGACATGGCAGATAAGCCTATCGGAAAAGATGCAACCGGATACGAGATTCTGACAGATGCCATGAAAGCACTTCTGAACCAGTATCCGGGACTGTATAAAAATGAAACAATCAAATTTGAGGAACTTGGCAAGGAATCAGGAATTGCTTTCTCAGCAGATAACGGGGCGCTGATCTATTCGGAAAAAGAAGATGTTTGCGGTGTGATGCATCAGGTATGCCAGTATCCATTTTATGTAGTATATCGCACGGCATCCGACAAGGAAAGGCAGAAGTTATCTGTTCAGAAGTTCCTTGACAATCTCGGTAAATGGATATGCCGAGAACCAGTTATCATAAATGGCTCTGAGACACGTTTGAATGCGTTTCCAGAGCTTTCACAGGGGCGAGTTATAAAACGTATCACGCGCGATAACTCCTATGGTTTAGAGCCTCAGGAGAGTGGCGTACAGGATTGGCTATTGCCATTATCAGTACGCTACGAAAACACTTATGAAGTAATATAAAAAGTAACAACCGGCTATCAATTGGAGATAGTCGCTAACCTACACAGCCTTTTAAAAGTTATAGGCAGAAAGGACATTTCTATGGCAGTTACAGGCAAAATTGACCGTAAATATATGGCTCATTATATCGATGCAGGTTCCCTCTGTGGAGGACTGACACCGAAGTATGAGCGTCTTGGAAAGGATCTGGAAGAATACAATGTAGACCTCAATCCAGATACTGAAACTTCTAAAAACATTCTCGGAGAATCCACGTTTAAACATAATGGCTACGAAGCTTCTTCTGACGCTGATCCGTTCTATGCAGACACTACTTCTGATCTGTTTACAGCATTGCAGAAGATTGTAGATGGACGTCTCAAAGACGACAACCTCAAAACAAAAGCAGTTGAAGTTCATCTCTGGACAGAAGCCACGGCAGGCAAGTATGAAGCATACCAGCAGGACTGCTACGTTGTACCGACCTCCTACGGCGGTGATACATCCGGCTATCAGATTCCGTTTACTGTGAACTACGTTGGTGAGCGTGTAAAAGGAAAATTTGATATCAGTTCCGGTACATTCACAGCCGACAGTGAATAAACACATATACAAGGAGGACATGCTAAATGGCAAAAATAATTAACACCAAAATTGATGATGGAATTCTCATTTTTACATTCACAAATAACAAAGACGAAGTTTTTTCCTCTTTCAAACTGAACCCGACGGATATCAATGTAGCAGCACGCGCAGAGGAACTGACAGAATATTTTGAACAATTCAAAGATTCTATTCAGAAAGTTACTTCCGGAAAAGAAATGGCAGAGTTAAATAAACAGCTCGAAGATAAGATCAACTATCTGCTTGGCTACGAAGCATCAAAAGACCTGTTTAAAGAACCAATTACCGCAACAACTGTATTCGGTAATGGCCAGGTATTTGCTTATATCGTTCTGGACAAGATCGCAGAAGCAATCGCACCGGAAATTGAAAAGAGAAAAAAGAAAATGCAGGCAGCAGTTAACAAGTATACGGAGAAATATGAAAAATGACCGCCTATGAGCTTCCCACCTCACTGAACATAAGTGGGGTGGATTTTTCTATCAGAACGGATTTTCGAGCAATCATTGATATTCTCATTGCGCAGAATGATCCAGAGTTAGACGAACAGGCAAAAGCAGTTGTTATGTTGCAGATTCTGTTCGAGGATTGGCAAAGCATACCCTCAGAACATCTTGTAGAAGCTTGTCGGAAAGCTTGCGAGTTTATTGACTGTGGTCAAGTTGACGATAGTCCGAATAAACCCAAACCTCGCTTGATGGACTGGAAACAAGACGGAGATATGATCGTTCCGGCTGTAAACAAGGTTGCTGGTAAAGAAATCAGAGCCGTTCCATACATGCACTGGTGGACGTTCTTTGGATACTTTATGGAATCCGGTGAATGCCTTTTTAATACAGTGGTTGGGATCCGTTCTAAAAAGGCGAAGGGCGAAAAGCTCGATAAATGGGAAAAGAAATTCTATCAAGAGAACAAGAACATTATTGATATAAAAACACGTCTCAGCGATGAGGAGCAAGCTTATAAAGATAAGCTGAATGAGATGTTGAACCTCAAATAGTTAGGAGGTGGACACATGGCTGCTGATGGCTCAATTATCATTGATACTAGAATAGATACTGACGGAATATCGTCTGGTGTCAAAGAAGTTCAAGCGGCATTTAAAGATTTAGCAAACTCGGTCAAAGAAATAAATGCAAATATTAATAGCATATTTCACGATGGATTTGAAAAACTAGAAGATTCGTTTCAATCTTTACAGCAAAAATCAGAAAAAGTCGAAAACTCTATGGACAAAATGGGGAATTCGGCAAAAAAAACAGGTACTACGGTTTCTAACTCATTTAATAAAATGGACATTTCCGGCGCAAGTCGAAAAGTAAATCTTTTAGGTCGCCAGTTTGAAGGATTAGGAACGATAGTAAAGCGAATCGGATTTCTGGTTGGCTCTGCTTTTGCTGTTGGCAAGCTAATTCAATTTGGTAAAGAGTCTATAGAACTTGGTTCCGACCTCGCAGAAGTTCAGAACGTGGTTGATGTTACATTTACAACCATGTCTGACAAGGTAAACGAATTTGCAAAGAATGCTATGACCAGCGCCGGACTATCGGAGACTATGGCAAAGCAGTATGTTGGTACATTCGGGGCAATGTCTAAGTCGTTCGGATTCTCAGAGGCGCAGGCTTACGACATGTCAACGGCTCTGGCACAGCTGACTGGTGATGTGGCATCATTCTACAACATTAGTCAAGACTTGGCTTATATCAAGCTGAAATCCGTGTTTACTGGCGAAACGGAAACATTAAAAGATTTGGGCGTGGTAATGACTCAGTCGGCACTTGATCAGTACGCACTGGCAAATGGCTACGGTAAGACCACATCCGCCATGACCGAGCAGGAGAAAGTAGCTCTCCGTCTGGCTTTTGTGCAGAAGCAGTTATCATCCGCATCTGGTGACTTCATCCGTACTTCTGACAGCTGGGCGAACCAGGTGCGAGTGATGCAGTTGCAGTTGCAGTCCCTCAAGGCAACAGTCGGACAAGGGCTGATTAATATTTTTACACCTGTTCTGAAAGTAATCAATATTCTTCTCGGCAAACTGGCGACTCTGGCGAATGCTTTCAAAAGCTTCACAGAGCTTATCACTGGAAAGAAATCTTCTGGTCAGATAAGTGGAAGTGGAGCAGGTCTTGCAGGAACAGACGTGATTGCAGATACAGCAGATCAGTATGGACAGGCTGCGGATAATGCAGAGAAATTGGCAGATGCCAATAAAGATAATGCAACAGCTACGAAAAAAGCAAATAAAGAAACAAAAAATTATCTTTCTTCATTGGACGAAATACACAAAGCCACATCTACAGGTAGCAACTCATCGTCCACGCTATCTCCATCTGGCGGAAGTGGTGGAGCGTCTGGAGGATTATCTGGAGCAGTAAACAATGTGGATTATGGCAGTTTAGCAGAGGGAGAGACAAAACTTGATAAAATCAGCGATTCTGCTAAGAAGCTTGCAGATACGCTAAAAAAACTTTGGGAGCCATTTCAAGAAGCTTGGAAAAAAGAGGGAAAAGCCACTATAACGGCGGCGAAGACGGCATTTTCGAGTTTGGGAAGTTTAATTGCAAGTATTGGAAGCAGTTTCGCCACAGTATGGACGAATGGAAGCGGTGAAAAGTCATTAACTACGACTTTAAAGATTGTGCAGAATCTATTCAATACTATTGGAAATTTGGCACAGGCATTTAAAACTGCGTGGGAATATGCTGGAACTGGGACAAGTATTATTCAAAATATATTTGATATTGGAAATAGCATTCTAGGAACTATTGAAAGAATAACAGGTGCGACAGCAGATTGGGCTAAAACCCTTGATTTTACACCACTATTAACATCAATCAATACGCTCCTACAAAATTTACAGCCACTAACAGATAACATAGGAACCGGGCTTGAATGGTTCTGGAATAACGTTCTTTTGCCAATTGGATCCTGGACAATCCAAGATGCAGTGCCGACATTTCTACAAATGCTATCAAGTGGGATTACTGTTGTAAATTCAGTTATTGAAGCTCTTCAACCTTTGGGTGGCTGGCTATGGGACAATTTTTTGCAGCCATTAGGCCAGTGGACGGGTGATCTCGTCATTACTGCCATGCAGACTTTATCTGATTTACTGGATAGGTTTAGCACATGGATCCAGAACAATCAAGAACTTGTTCAGAACGTTACAATTGTGATTGGTAGTTTTTTCGCAGCGTTTGAACTTCACAGCATTATTAGCGGTGCAGTGACAGCGGTAACGAATTTTGTTGGACTGATTACTGGAGACGGTGGATTGCTAGGGGCACTAAGTTCTGTTGTTGCTGCCCTAGGTGGTCCTGTAACAATTGCAATTGGTGCGGTAATTGCCGCTGGAGTGCTTCTGTGGCGAAATTGGGACAGTGTAAAAGAAGCTGCCGGGAAATTAAAAGAATGGGTTGTTGACAAAACAGTAGCACTGAAAGATGGGGCAGTGGAAGCATTCGAAAAGCTAAAAACAAATGCTGGAAATGCTCTTAAAGTGCTTCGCGATGACGTAAAACAAAAATGGGAGGCCATTAAATCTAAATTTACATCTTTTTCGACTTGGCTGAGCGGTGTCTTCAATACTGATTGGACGAAGCAATTCGGTATATTCGGAGGTGTTTTAAACGGATTTTTCAAATCTGCAAAGGATGTGATTAAAGATGTTAAAGGAATATTTAAAGGGTTAAATACATTTGTCAGCGGTACTTTTTCAGGGAACTGGTCTCAAGCCTGGGATGGTATAAAAACTATTTTTTCGAACGTATTTAGTGGGTTGGCAGACATTGCAAAAACTCCAATTAATGCAATAATAGGAGGATTTAATAGTGTTCTGGGAGTTGTAAATGGACTAATTAGTAAACTCAACAACCTTAAATTTAGAATAACAGTTCCGAACTGGATTCCCGGAATCGGAGGTTCCCGGTGGGGCTTTAATGGCTTTAGCATTCCAACTATAGGAACGATTCCAATGCTTGCCAGCGGTGCAGTTATCCCGCCAAGATCAGAGTTCCTTGCAGTGCTTGGAGATCAGAAGAATGGTCGCAACCTGGAAGCCCCAGAAGGCGTTATCCGAGAAATTATTGATGATGCATTTGCAAGACATCAGCAGGGCGGCAGTGGAAACGTTCGATTTACGGCGCAAATTAATCGCAGAACAATATTTGATGAAGTTATAGAAGAAGCAAAGTTAAGACGTGACGCAAGCGGTACGAATCCGTTTGAATTGGCGTAGGGGGTGAGAATGTGGCATTTCCAATAAGTAAATCAATAACTGATAGATATAAGATAAATGGGCTTCTCATTCCTCAGCCAGATGAGGACATGCAGTGCAATTTTGAGACCACCTATTCGGAAGGAAGCAACCGCACACAGTATGGAAGAGCAATAATAGTACCACTTTATACAGTTATGCAATATAGCTATAAAGCCACAAATGTTCGCGTTGATGAGAAATCAGCTAATCTCGTAAATGCAATCATTAAAGGAGAGCCGTTTATGTTGTATCACTGGTTAGCACACAAAAACGAATGGCGTTCAGAACAGTTTTATGTTGGAAAAATGCAATATAATATAGCTCAAGTAGGAGAATACTATTCTGAAATATCATTTAATATGCAGGGGGTGAATCCACTTGATTAATGCGTCTAAAGAATTTAAAAACGCACTTGCAGAAGGTAAAATGCTATATGAAATAGTGGATATCACTTTTGCCGATGGGAGAAAAAAGACCTTAGACAGCGAAATTCTGGTAGGCGGAGGAGGCTTTACGGATTGCGCTGAAAGCAACAGTTTCCCGATTGGAACCACAATATGTAAGTCCATGACACTGAGCCTGGATAACACAGAGGACCAGTGGAAGGATTACTACTTTTACAAAGCAAAATTAACCGCCTACCTCAAAATGCAAGTAACGGATAGCGTTGTGGAAACCATAAAAAAAGGAACCTACACCATTACAACTCCTGAACAGTACGGTGAAGTCCTTGAATTCACAGCCCTGGATGATATGTACAAAGCTAATGCATCTTATACAAGCAAACTGGTGCTTCCACAGCCGGCTTTTACATTGCTCCGGGATGCTTGCGCAACTATTGGAATCTCTATGGGCTTTTCCTCCATGGAGCACGGAGACGTGGTAATCAACAGTATTCCAGACGGAATTACCTTCCGGCAGCTGATTGGCTGGGTAGCTATGTTGGATTCAGCTAATGCAAGGGTGGACGTAAATGGTAATTTACAGTTAATTAAATGGGATTTTGATTCCGTATCAGTGGATTACGGAGCAACAGTTGGGGCCGATGGATATCTTGTGTTTGGAGGAGGATCAAGCGCAGATTCCGATGGATTTATTTCCCCAAATGTCGGAAACTGGTACTTAGATAGTGATGGATATCTAACATTAAAAGAAGGAGTTGGAAATCCTACCAGGTTGAGAGATTATCTTTCTTCGCCGACTCTCTCAAGTGATGATATCGTAATAACCGGAATCAAAGTAAAAAATACGGAATCAGATGCCATGTATGGAAAAGATGGGTACGTCCTAGAATTGGAGAATAATTTGCTTAGCAATGCCGATCTTGAAACTGTAGCTGGTTGGATTGGAGATAATCTAATCGGAAAATCTTTCCGGAGCATGGAAGGAAGTCTGATTTACAACCCGTTAACAGAATTTGGGGATATGGCTTTTACTTACGATAGAAAAGAAAATAAGTATATAACGCCAATTACTGATGTATCAAGCAGGTTGAACGGAACAACAGATGTAAAAACAAAAGCCGAAAATCCAATAAGAGGGAGCAGCAAGTTTTTATCATCTGCTGATAAAGCATTGATAGCTGCTAAAAAAATCGTTGAAAACGAAAAAACAGCCAGGGAACAAGCTGTTAAAAAACTTGAAAATGCGCTGGCTAATTCAGAGGGACTTTTTGAAACTCTTGAGGTGCTTGAAGATAAAAGCGTTATTACTTATTTGCACGATAAACCATTACTAGAAGAATCAAAAGTTGTGATAAAGCTAACCAGTAATGCTATAGGGGTTTCCAATGATGGCGGTGAAACTTATCCATACGGATTTGTTGTTGACGGAACATTGATAACAAGGCTTTTATACGCAGAAGGGATAAATGCGAATTATATAGATTCCGGTGCTTTAACTGTGAGGGATTCTGATGGAAATATAATATTCCAGGCAGATATGAATACAAAAAAAGTATATCTCGATGGATCCGTGCAGATAGGCGGTGGAAAATCTATCAATGATATCGAGCAAACAGCTGAAAATGCAATGGAAGCAGCTGCGCTTGCTAAGAACATGACATTGCAATTAAGTAACGAATATCAAGGAATATCTGTTGATTCTAACGGGAATTACGAGACATTTCCAAACGGTGTAACTACACAGGCAGTAGTGATGTACGGAACGCAGGATATTACAGCTGATTGTAGTTATGCGATATCGAAATCTG